AGGCAGAAAATTCCTGATGTCATTGACATGGCATTCAAACTGATCATCTCATTCATTAATGGTCTTGCTGACGCCATTCGTAACAACCATAATGCTATCTATGATGCTGTTGAGAATCTAATAGACGCCATAATAGACGCAGTTAAATCGTTCTTAGGACGACTTCCAAAGATTGGTGGGCAGATTGTTAGTGGTTTAATTGACGGTATTGTTGGTATGGGAAAATCCTTAGTTGATGCTGCTACAGGCGTTGTAAGTGGAGCTATTGATGGAGCAAAGAAACTTCTCGGTATTAAATCGCCATCCAAGGTTTTTGAAGAGATTGGTAAGAATACTGGAAAAGGTATGGTTGTTGGTCTTGAAGGAATGAGTGGTAAAGTTGCTGCAGCCTCAGAAGACATTGGTAAATCTGCAGTTGATTCGATGAGCGATGCTTTGGGTCGTGTTCAGAATGTTCTGGATAGTGATGTTGAATTACAACCTACTATTAGACCGGTTATTGATATGACGGACGTGGAAAGTGGTATGAAATCAACATTTAGCAAGACTCAAGGTATAAGCGTATCGGGATCAAGTGATAAAGCTTCATCAATTGCCAGCGGTCTAAATAAAGAAGGCTTCAAATCAAACGACTCGCCAACCAGTCAAAATGGGGGCGAACAGGGAATACATAATGAATTCAAAATTGGAAGTTTGGTTGTTCGAGAAGAAGCCGACGTTAAGCGAGTAGCTCGTCAGCTCTACCAACTACAACTAGCAGGAAATAGGGGGTGATTGGATGGGTATTACATTTAATGGGAGACATAGTGATGAGTTCGGTGTTCCTTTTAGAACCGTATCAATACCCATCATACCTCCAAAACGTCAAACAAAGTTAGGCGTTCAAGGTAGAGATGGAGAATACATATTTGAGGACGGTTATGATAATATCGAAATCGAACTTGCTGGTACAATACCGGGTTATGAAATAATTGATAGAAGAAAAAAGGCTAGACAAATAGCGGCATGGTTATCCGCTACTGGTAAGTTGATATTTGACTATGAGAAAGATGTTGAATATCAAGTGGTTAAAGTTACAAACGATATAGATGCCAGTATGTTTAGCCGGCAATATAAGGATGAGTTTACAGTTATTTTCGAATGTAAACCATATCAGAATCAGACTTTTTATAATGATAGTCTCACTTGGGATGAGGCAAAAATACCTTGGAAATACTTAGACATTCCATGGGAAGGTTATGATAGGACGTTCGAAGCATCTTCTGGACAAACAATTGAGGTTGTAAACGCCGGAACATATAAGGCACTTCCTATCATAAATCTCACGGGTAACGCAACGAGCATAACAATTCAAGGATTTAACTATACCACGCCAGAAGGAATAATCAAAGAAGGTTCGTTAACTTTTAATAATCTATCTGGTACAGTATATATTGATTGCGACAACCAAGTAGTTTATAGTCTAAGTGGAACTACTAAGGTTAACAAAATATTAGACTTTGATGGTGATTTTCCGGAATTACTTCCTGGAGCAAACCAGTTCGAAATAAGTGGCACTATTACAAGTCTAACGATCGAATTTGATTACAAAAATACATACTTATAAGGAGGTGAATTCGTTGTATCCAAAACTTTATAATAGCAGTGGACAAGTTTTAGCTGTTTTAGATAATATTATAAAAGAAACAGCCTCGATAAAGCGCGTGGTTAATGGCGAGTTCACCTTTAACTTTTCTGCTTATGAAAAAGAGCTAAAAAGTGAATATTTTGATCCTGCTAATGCTTTAGTAGTTGATAGTCAGACGTTCGACATCAAGTATATAGAACAGGAGCATGAAACAGACGTTCAATATGCCATTCAATGCGAACATGTAAACTATAGGATGGAGGATGGTGAAGAGAATCTTTTCCCATTATACACATACACTGGTACACCTACTCAGATATTGTCAAACATTCTAGCCGGGACGGAGTTTAGTGTAGGTACAGTCGAGTTTACGGACGCAATAACCATAACAGTTAATGCCGAGATTACAAGGAAATCGTTAATCTACGAGTTAGCCAACACGCTTGGGGGAGAAGTTGACTATACTAATCTTGGGTTTACGATAAACATTCTTGCTAGTATTGGCAAAAATAATGGTTTTCAGGCTCGCTTCGGTAAAAATCTGAAAGGTATTCGAAAAATAATAGATAATCGAGGTGGTCTGAAGACCTATTATTCTGTTGATATTATCATGTTAAAAAACAGTAATGAATACATAGAAAAGGAATTAAGGGATCTTGAAATCATAGACGTTGGGGATACTATACAACTGATAGACCCTGTTATAGGTTTAGACCTTCAAAATAGGGTACTATCTAGGGAGTATAACCCAATATTTGAAGTAAATACAAAGCTCGAAATCGCAAATAACATAGAACTAATAACCACCAAGATAAAGCAAATAGAAACTAGCACCGTTCATAAGAATAAGATTTACAATGGTGTACACATAAGTGCTGAAGATGGTTTTGTTGCTGAGCGTTCTGACGGTAAAGTAAAAACGGTAAACAACGCCACGGAAGGTATAAGTGTATATTCTGATAAGAATGATGACAACGGCTTAGTTCGTAGATTCTATGTAGATGATGACGGACGTATCCAAGGTAAAAGTCTTGATATTGACGGCGATAGTAAATTCCACGGTGAAGTTAACGTTGAAAACGGTCTAGTTAATGTAAAAATAGCTCCTACCGGAGGATACCCCTTTGAGATATTGTATGATGGTAACCAGATATTCTATGTAGATTCACAGGGGAGTGGTACTTATAAAGGCAATGTTTCTATAGGTAATAACTCTAAAGTAAAGATAACTGATTATGGTGGAGCAGGTAGAATAGCTTTTGAAGATGAGTTAGGAGATATGGTGGGTTATATAATGGCCAATAATTTAACAGCTAACTCATTCGAGATTGTTGGATATTTCGATACTCGTATGGAGATATCAACAATAAATGGCGACCTAAGTATTGAATCTAGTAGCGGTGATGTATACATACAAAACACAGCTGGAGACATTTACTTGGGAATTAAAGATGATCCATCACACATCAATGTAACAACCTATTTGTCAAGATACACATATATTGATGGTTCTCAGGTAGCGAATCGGTACTGGGTAGAACAAAACTTCTCCGAGTTAGGACACTCACACGGCTACGCTACACAATCGGATATAAATAGTGCAATATCAGCACATGTATCGGAATATCATTAAGTATAATAGGAGGTGAGTAAGAATTGTTAAAGACAGAGATACTTGATAGGAAAAAGCAAGTTGAAAAAGGAAAAGCTTTTATAGTTAGCACGGTTCAAGAAGAACTCACCTCTGATGACATTAAGAGGCGATTGGAACACTTAAACGTTAAGGAAGAACAGCTAGAAATGGCACTTAAAGCAATAAAGAAGCAGATTAAAACTATCCAGGAGGATAGAAAAATGCTAGAGGAGTGTCTGCAAGAATTAAAAGTAGAAGATGGGAGTGAGGACAATGTCGAATAAATATTGTAATCTACCAGGAGGAGAAAAAATAAGCGAAACGTTCGGTCAGATTAATGATGGTTTCGCATCTGTAGAAACCGATAAAGATGAATTACAATCTCAAATAAATAACCATATTGATTCTAATTCTGCTCATAATGCTGAGAATATTACTTTTGAATCCGAACGTCCAACTTTAATTGACATTGATGATACAAAAGAAGCTATTGAAAAGATTGACCAACGCGTTGATGAATTGGTAAATAATCCAGATCCTAATAAAGATTTGGAGCTTGTTGATTTAAGAAATTCAAATATATATGGTGTGTTTCCTACGGCAAAAGCGAGATCGGATAATATAGATAATTTATTTAGTTCGCATTTGGCAGAACATACATATCTTCAAGAGGTAGAACCAACAAGTGTAAATTCAAACACACTTTGGTTTGATGTAAGAGACACGGCAAATTTTAGCGAGGGTGGTGTAGTTATAGAAAATGCGGAAACCAGTTCTACACCACCCGTAGAAGTAAACTATTGGTTTGAGCCAATTTAATATTAAAAGGAGTGATACAGTTATGGCAGATGTAAATATCCAAATGAAACAAAGGAATGGTGCTATTTGGGATAATCTTTATCCTAAAACGGTAGCCGAAAATGTGATTGAATCAGCATCCAAAAGATTTGTATC